ATGATTTATCCGCTCTTTATTTTCAGAACAGACAGCGGCACGTATGACGGCTATTTCCCTGATGTGGAAGGATGCTTCTTTGCCGGAGATACGTTCGAGTCGGCCATACGCGATGCGGAAACCGCGTTCGGACAGCACATGGAGGTGCTAACGGAGCAAGGCGGCCATGTTCCAGCGCCACGCGATCCGGGTGATTATCTGGGCGATGAAAGGTTAACCGCCGATGATGGTTTTCTCGCGCTGGTGGAGATTGATCCAACGAAGTATGAAACCAAAGCTGTTAAGTTCAATCTTACGATGCCTGGCAATCTGTTGAACGCGATGGACCGTTACATCGAACAGAACGGGCATAAAAACCGCTCTGCGTTTCTTGCCGACTTAGCCAGGAAAGAGATCGCCAGAAACTGATTTAAGGGCACCTCCGGGTGCCTTTTCTTTAGGCGCAAAAAAACCCGCACTGAGGCGGGTTTAATTTCGTGCAGGCGTTATATCCCACGGTTTGAAGCTTACACGACAACTTCGGACAAAAGCAAGTTTTCTGTAGATAAAATGCTAAATTTTGCAGGCTTCTTCGCAAAGTATGGTTGCAGCCTGGAATTCTCTGGCAGCCCTTCCTTCTTCCTGTTGGCAAATGTCCACCAGCGCCTCCAAAAAAGGTTTCCAGTTGCGCGTCCATGTCCTTACATGCAGATCTGGCAAACGTTTAAGAATCGCTTTATGCGCAGCTGTAGAGGGCACCGATGAAAATCCATTTCCAGAACAACGCTCACAGGTTTTAAAAACCGGGGCACCCTTTTTCTTTGTCTCTGCACGGTCGAGCACTTCGCCTTTCCCTCCGCAACGACAGCGGGCATGGATCACTCCCTTACCGCCGCATGTTCCGCATGTACGTTTCACCAGCTCACGCTTAATCTTAGGAGCCACAACCTCAGCACCGTCTGCATCGAAAATGCCAGGGTGCTTGATTACATCCTCCAGTTGGTCCGTAAAGCCGGTACCGCTGCAGCTGTTACACGGTGCGCTGGTGGCCGCCGAACGGGAATACTCTGCAAAGGCGAATTGCGCCAGAAGCTGCATGCACCAACCGAACTCTGCACCCGCTGCTTTACGCACGTTCTTTGGTGCGGAATCCATTGCATGACGGGCCAGTGCCTGAACCGCCATCTGCTCATCCGTTTTGCTGATCCCGGCCTTGCCGAAGAATGCCGCCAGGCCGAAACGCGCCCGGCTGCTGGTGGTGCCGATGGCCGCCATTACGTCAGTGCCAGTGAGGCGATCCGGTGATGTACCTTTCACGCTGTCACTGATGAGCATGCCCTGGGGGCTGAAATGTTTAAGAGCTGCCTCCAGTTTCATTATTCGCACTCCCCTACCAGATTAAGAATGACCGCCTCGCCGTCGTTTTCCATATATTCTCCCTTTCCGCTTTCCATAAACCAGCGGCAAACTTCAACAGCCTCAGCGCGGGTTACGGGCTTGATGGTCTCCAGCAGTTTTTCCAAATAGCGCTCGCGGTCATACACCGACTGATGGTGCTCGGAGTAACCATATTCGTAACCGAGTTCCTTGCCAGCCGTGTTGCGCACCTCGTAAAGCCAGTCCCAGTAAATAAATTCACGAACCACATCTGAGAGGGTGTTAGGTTCCGGCAGAACGTCACGGTAGCCATCAACATATACGCGACGCTGATCGTCTAATTCTGTCATGCGTCCCCCGCCGATGTGACCGGACTCCAGTTCTTCGGAGGTCCAGCCCCAGTCATAATCATCAATAAATTTCTGTGAGGACTTAATCACGCGTTCAGCTTCTACATCATCGAATGCTGTTTCGTAGTTGCCGAACTGCGCTCTGACGCCAGCAGCCTTCTGAATATTCTCGCGCGCTGCCTTGATAGCGTTCGCCGGGTTATCCATGCCGATGGTACCGAATGCAACCTGGAAAGGATCGGCACCATTCGCCAGCAGATAACGGGAATATCGTTCACCGGCCTCTTTCGGGCTGATCTTAATTTTCTCCAGCGCAGCTTCAGCAGCGTCCAGGTGTGCGGGTTCGTTCAGTCGGATCACCTCAAGCACCCAGAGATAAGCATCAGTCTGTTTATGGCCGGTGATTTTCCTTTGAGCCGGCAGCGGCTTGATGTTCGCCAGGGTGGTGCTGTGCGCTGCCATCGGGATTGTGAAGAGTGCTTTATGTTCGATGTTATCTGTACGCATTACGCAGCCGCCTTTTTGTAGAAAACCAATTCACGAACCTGATCGCCGTTCATGAGCATGTTGTTAAAATCATCGTGATCGGGCCAATAGACACTCACACGCTGCAGGTCATTTTTCGCCAGCAGGTTCGCATGCGCGCATTCATATGCTGCCGCCAGCCCTGTGGCGCTGTTCTCGTCGCGGTCAGCGAAAATAATCAGATGCTTCACGCCTGCCGGTACCCTGAATTTCTTCATAAATCCGCTTGTCATGGTTGCCCAGGTATTCACGCCGTAGAGCTGGTGCGCTGAAAGGGCTGTTTCGATGCCTTCGGCGATGCCAAGCGTGCTGGCAACAGGGAACATACGGATCGCCACTGAACGGGCGTGATCCAGGTAATTGTCCTCTTGCAGGGATTTCTGACGCTTTGCGCTGGTGCCGATGTCGGCCTTTTTTGAGCCGTCCAGAAGCGTCTGATGCAGATAGCAAAGCTCACCTTTATCATCAGTGGCCAGAGAGTAGAGGGACTGATAAACCGCTCCGTTGTGGCGTTGCTTATCGTTGAAACGGATAGCCTCAGCCGGGAGCTTATAGATGCCGCGCGCATTGAGGTAATCGGCACCGGTAGTCCCTCGCAGCGATGCCAGTTTAGAAAACTTACTGAGCACCCTTTTACGCAAGCTTCCCGCGCTGGTGGTGACTGGCACTTTCAAGCGAGTGAAGGTGTTGCCGATCAGCTCATCAATTTCACGGCAAATCTCATTGAAGGGTTTACCCTGGGTTTGCGTAACCAGTTTCAATCCATCGCCGCTACCGCAGGTACAGATCCAAGTGCCGGCACCGTCACGGTCATCGATACGGAACTTACCAATTGAGTCACATAGCGGGCATTTGCCTTTGAAGTGATTTTTACCGGTGATCGGCGGCAGTCCGTAATGTTCAAAAATCATGGCCCACTGGCCCTTTGCTGCTTCCGCCGTCTTCATACTCGTTTTCCTAACTGCTGTTTGATTTCTTTCATCTGGTTTCTCGCCAGCTGAATTCTGGTCGGCTCAGGCTGGCATTCTTGCTGCGCCTGCAGCACCTGCGCTTTCTCGCGCTGCTTAGCAAAAGCGATCTGTTTGTGCCTGATGAAGTTCGAAACCGTAGGGGTGATGTCCATTGGGTAATCGCTCAGGCCGTTTGGCCACTCCCCGAAACGCTCATGGAAAGTGTGTTTGCACCAACCATCGCTTACGGGCTTTTTGCCCAGCGACTGGCGCTGACGCTGGTAAAACTTAATCTGGCTCCACCAGGCCTGTTTCTCGGCCTTTGTGGGCTGACGCTGCTCGTTGCCCAGCTTTTTTAGTTTGCGTCCGGTGTCTGTATCGATATCTTCACCGGCCAGCGGCTTGTGGCCGCATTTTGGGCAAACGTAGACGCCAGCTGGTTTCATGTAGTGGCATTGCGAGCATTCGTGCGGCAGCTTCTCTTCGCGTTCTTCGGCTGCGTGGCGCGCGCTCTCCTCCATCCCGTCAGTTTTGCCCGGGAGATCGTCATATTCGATAGAGTCCGGGTAACCCAGGCGATGTACGGTGCCGCTGTGATCGAAGATGAGGCAGGACTCTTTACCCGGCGCGGTGCGCAGACCGCGGCCCAGCGCTTGTAGCCAGCGAATTTCGCTTTTGGTTGGCCTGGCGTAGATGATGCAGCGAACATCGCTGTCGAACCCGGCCACGAGAACACCCACGCTCACGATTATTTTCGTGGCGCCAGTCTCGAAGCGGTGAATGATGGTCTGGCGATCTTCCACAGGCGTGTCAGCAGTCATAACCTCGGCATTAACGCCAGCCTGGTTAAACTGGATGGTCAGGAAATTGGCATGGGCAACGTTGACGCAGAACGCGATCGTCGGCAGGTCACGTCCATTCTCCAGCCAGTTCTGGACGATATCGCCCACCAGCGTGGAACCGCACATAATCTCAGCCAGCTGCGCCTCGTTGTAATCGCTGCCGAACTCCAGTGATGAGGCCGATTTGACGCCTTTCAGATCCGGTTTAGTGGGCGCGTAGAACTCGTAATTACTCAGGTCGCCGCGCTGGATCAGTTCGCCGATGGTGGTCGGCTTAATGAGGCGGTCATAGTATTTACCCAGGAACGGTGAAAACGGCGTACCTGAAAGACCAATCACTTTCACGCCTTTAGCGCGCAGTCGTTCGATATCCAGCAGGATGCGTTTCTTACGCAGGTGCGCTTCGTCGATAATCAGCAGATCGATGTTGTCAGGGAACACACGGCGAATAAGCGTGTCGGCGCTGGCAATCTGGATTTTCAGAGACGGATCGTAGTTCGGATGATCCGCCCAGATATAGCCAATCTCATCACCCGGCAGACCATATTCGACAAAGCGATTAGCCGTCTGACCGATCAGGATGGTGTATGGCGCGCAGAACAGAACGCGCATGCCGCGGCTGACGAACCCGGCAACAATGAAAGCGGCCAGTCCCGTTTTGCCGCTGCCGGTTGGCGAGTACACCATGAAGGTGTCGTTTGCCTTCCAGTCCCGGCGCAACATGTTAAGCGCGCGTTCCTGTGCAAAATTCGGTGTGATCGTCAGCTGCATTGTGCTGCCCCCGCGGTGATGAGATAATAATTCTGTGATGTGGTGTTCATGGATTCCCCTCACATGGCTGGCGGCCTCCCCAAAGGTTGCCAGCCTCCCTTCTGAATCAGCTCCCCTGAAATTCACTCTTCCAGGAAGAACCTTGCTCGTTTCTCTGCGCCTTCAGCTTTCGTACTACCTTGCTGATACGGTCGCATTTTTTTGGTTCAGCCCTTAAGACTGAGATCTACCTAAACAATGGATCTCGCCTGTTGGAAAAGGCCCTATTCCTACCCCTACACCCAATCCCCCCTTACCCCCCTTTCCCTCTTCCCCATAAAAACGTACTACTTTCCTAGTACATATGAGGAATTGGGTCAGTTGGTTGCCAATCTGAACAGGCACCTTTAAGCCTGCTTCTGTTCGGGTACCTTTAAACCCGAAACAATCAAGAACGCGCTTGCGTTCCAGCCAGGGGCGGTTCGGCGGTATACCCCTGTAATGCCCTGCCGTGATTCCTTACGAACAGGCGAAGCCGTGTGTTAGCTTCGTGCCTTGCCCGGTTCTCCTTGCGGTATGAAACGGGCTCAGCTTCAAACGTTTCCTGATACACAGCTGCATAGCGCTGAATGGCTTTTTGCCGTACTGCTGGCGTCAGACTTAATAGCTGCTGCTGGATCCACTCT